TCTGCCATTATGGGAGTACCGAACCCACCGATACGCCTTCCTGCGATAATCACCACATCAAGGTTCGGCCGGATCAGCTCCAGCTGCCTCCGGAGCCTAGGGAAGTTCCAGCGGTTTACCCGCGCATACACTTCCTCATCGCCGGTATCGTACATATGGAGCGTAGCGCGCTTGACTAGCTCCGGGTGCTTCAGCTCTGCCAGGATTTCCTCGACCTCCCGGCCGGTGCGGGATCTTTCGTCTTCAACGATGTCCTTGTACTCGACTCTCCGGACCATCCCCATATAGGTGACGGCCGGTCCCTTCCGGAACGGCATGCCCTTGCGGAACGGCTCCACCTTCATAGCTGCGAGCGCATTTCCATTATGCGTCGGGCGCGGGACGGCCTTCTGCCTCCGGAGCCAGCGGGAGACAGCCGCTAGCTTCCGCTCCGTCCGGTATAGCTCAAATGGGTCCTTAGCCTTGCTGAAAGCCTCCATACGGCCCACAGTCCGCTCGCCTATACCCGGAACCACGGTCAGGTCCTGCCACCGCCTGAAGCCTCCCTGGGCCCTTCCTGCGGTATCGATCCGGAGAGCGAGCTTATCGCCTACCTTGGGAATCTGCTGCCAGCCAGCCAGTAGCTCCGGGCCGGTCCCGTTATGCCACGGCGTCCAGGTAGGCCCGGAACGCCTAACGTCCGGAGGCCGTACGTCGATACTGTGGGCGAGGGCATCCCGCATTAGCCGGAACCGTGTTTCTGCACTTCCCGCTTTCGCGAGGGAGGCCGCATAGAATTCGAGCGGGTACCTCGCCTTCAGCCACGCGGTCCAGAACGCGAGCATCGAGTATGAGATAGCATGGGCGATATTGAAGCTATACGTACCGGAGGTAACAAGCCGCTTCCAGATAAGGTCAGCCGTCTCGCGCGGTACGCCGTGAAGCCGCTCTGCACCTTCCGCAAAGTTCTCATACGACATCTGGAACTGGGCCTCGCCTAGTTTCTTTGAGATAATGCGCCGGATCTGCCCGACAGCGAACCAGTCAAATCCTCCCATTTCCTTGAGGATGCGGAGGATCTGTTCCTGATAGATTATCTGTCCGTAGGTGTCCCTCGTGATGTCATCAACCATTGGATGAAGGGATGCTGGAGATTTACGGCCCCATCTGACATCCACGTACTCGGCTGTCTGGCCGGAAAATAGCGGGCCAGGACGCGATAGCGCATTGACGTCGGTGATATGCATGAAATGATCCGGAGCGACATCACGGTTGACAAGGCGTGTAGCTCGACCCTCAAACTGAAATACTCCGATGACGTCCCCTTTGCGGAAAACCTCGATCGTGTCTGGGTCATCGTCGGGAATCGCATAAAGATCCTCCAGGGTTATCCCAGCCATTCCTAGGCAGAGACCGATCATACCGGCAGTCGTAAGCCCTAGGAAGTCGAGCTTCAGGGCATCGACATACTCGGCATCATACTTATCAATACTCATCACCCTAGCACCGTCGCGCTCATACACGGCGCAGATATCGGTGAGCGGGCTATTCGCGATTATCAGGCCAGCCGCGTGAACGCTCATCCCGCGTACGTCGCCCTCAAGCCGGCAGGCCTTCATGATATCCGGGTATTCCTCCGCTATCTCCTGCGCGGCCGGGAACAACTCGAATGTATCCTCAAGCGTAGCATCAAACCGGGAATCGCCTCCGCTCCGCTCAATAAGCAGGTTCGCTACCGTCTCCCTCGCGTACGGAGGAATGCTGAAAACGTTAGTAACATCCTGGAGGGAATTTTTACCCCGGTACCGGACGAAATTGGCAATGTGCCCGAAACATTCTGCCCCGTACTTTCCCGCGAGGTACCCCCAGACTTCGCTACGCCGGCCATCCTCACAGTCAACGTCAATATCAGGCGGGTCGGAACGGGACACATCCAGGAACCGCTCAAATATCATGCCCTTGTACTTGTGCGGCGGTATTTCGGTTATCCGGGTAAGGTACGCAACGACAGATGCGGCCGTAGAGCCCCGGCCTGGGCCGAATACGATGCCATGGTCCTTGCCCCACCGGATCGTATCGGAGGTAAAGAGAAAGAAGTCAGCGAGCCCGCGCGAGAGGATCAGGTCCATCTCGTACCGGACACGATCCGCGTACCAGTCCTGTTCGGCCTGCGGGAGCCGGGATATCTCCCGGTAGGCCCAGCCGTACCGGAGCCACTCCCATAGGAGGGCTTCCGCCTCCGGTCGGCTCCGCTCGCTCTTAACGATCTCCGTGGTAGCCATTCCCAAGCCTCTCGTAATCTTCCAGGGTCATCTTAGCGGCCAGGAAGACGACTTCCTCATCCTCCGCAAAACTACGGGCCTCGCCTTCCGTCGCGAACTTCCAGGCACATACAAACGGACGGCCATTCACATCAAGGCGAGCCCGGACGGCCCATACCACTCCACCGAAATGACTAAAGACATCAATCCCGGCTAGCGTTACCATTTTGCTGCCTCCACCTCTCCCATCGCTTACTCTGGGCTGCGCTCATCCGGGCTCTAGTCTCCGGCGATAGCTTACGGCCGGTCATCATCTTCCTTGCTGCTGGATTAGGTACTCCAGTTTTGGCAGCCGATATCTTGGCGCAGAATTCACGAGAACGTTTTATGCCTCCAAGGTCATATTGGAGATGACACTTCGTACACATCGGCCGGTAACTATTGATATCAAGAAAATTCGTATCATGAATCTGCGCCCAGTCATCAGCTTGTTGTCCACATCCAACGCAATTGTATTTACAAGCATCACCACGGGCTCGCCTTACACGCTTATGCATACCATTGCGGCTAATATTATCTCCGGCCCATTTCGGCATTTTATCACCTCCATGGCTTCCGGTCGGAATCGGTAATGGGATACCGCAAACGTTCTGCTTTTGGAAGAGTAACATTACACATATTAGCTATTATAGCCGAATTCTCGATAGCATCAATTGATGCCTTCCGTGACAATCCTGTCTTTTCTAGCTTATAGAACAATTCATTATCTGATTCAGGATAGGTCATTTTCACCTCGTAATTCCATTCCCGCATCATTTCCTCAACGGTATGCTTCCCTCTATGCGTCGCGTGGAGGATAGCCTGCATCTCGGAATCCTCCGGGAACGGGTAATGGATATCGCACGTCGCTACAAGCGGGATACCGGTCTCACGGGAGAGCCGCTCGTATGCCGTATTGATCCGGTTAGTTTTCTCAAGTTCCCAGAACGGCTGGACCTCAAGGAAATAGTACGGCCCAAATAGAGCCTTAAATCTGGATGCCACCTCCAATGCCCTCTCGAATCCAGTCCGCTCGGAGTCAGGTTCTGCGATCCCTTTCCCTCCAGTGAGAGAGCAAGCGAGCAGGCTTCCGCTACAACCCGACAGAACCGCCAGGCCGTCGGAGTGCTCCCTGAGATTTCTTCCGGATATGGTCGGATGATAATGATGATCACGCCAGGACTGTGTGACGAGTCGATTGAGATTCTGATATCCACCGGCATGCCTCGCTAGGATCGTCAAATGGTACTTAAACTGGGAGCTTACCTCCGGGCCTACCGGCCCACAATATCCCTCAAGCCCGAAGATAGGCTTGATGCCTGCTTCAATAGCATACTTCTCAAGCTGGAAATGTGACGAAACGCCTCCGTGCTCCGTGAGCGCCAGGGCCGTGTAGCCTAGCGAGGCCGCTCGCTCGACATGGAAGCGCGGTAGCTTATGGCCGTCGCCGTGACTAAAGGTGCTATGTCCATGTAGGTTTACGTATCTCATCGGCATGGCAGCCACCGGAGTACGTAGCAGGCTAGGTAGGTATTATGCCGGAGGGCATTCAGCACGATCAGGAATACCAGAACGGCCGATATCGCGATACGCCAGGCACGGTCGCTCATGCCCGTACCGGCATAGAGCAGGCCCGGATAAATTCTGCGGTCTGCTCAACGCACGGGCAGTACGGGCAGACGCACCTTCCCTTTGGCTCGCCTCCGGCCGTACTCGTACCTTTCTTGATTACGCGGGTAAAGCCGTGACTCTGCCAGCACTTAGCGCAGCGGCACCAGCAGTTCCTCTGTCCCGGAACCTCCGTGACCTCGATACAGAGCCGGTCATGCTTGTGTGAGGGAACCGGAGCCCGCGACTTAGCCGACCTATCAAAGGATCGGGCTTTGGGCTGCAGGTCATCCCGCTCCGCCATTACGGCTCCGAGTGGCTGTGTCATGTTTCCTCCTGTATCCTCGCGGTAATGCCGCGCCGCTCTATCTCGGCTAGCAGCTGCCGGCCCCATGGCGACGGCCCGCCATCAAATAGCGCAGTATCGCTGCGGTAATTCTCGATGAGGATCTCATCGCTATATCCACGGATAAGCAAGTCAATCTCGGCACGGCCCATTGGCTGAGTCATGAGTATCCCTTCCTTGGTTTTAGGCAGATAGCGCAGTGAATTCCCGGACGGGTCTCGTCACTACACGTATGCCAGGAATGCTTGAGCCATCCGCACGTCCTGGCAAATCCGGTCCTTTCCCTACCGCATCGCCGGCACTTTTCCTTTTGTACTCCGTGCTTCGCCTTCCCGCGAGCGGTATAGTCATGGAACAGGAAACACGGCCGTACCGTCCTAGTACGGAGTTTACCGCACCGGCCGCATTTCTGAGTCTGGACGCCATCTACCGGCTTCCGGTAGTTGGTGAAATTACCGAGACAGGTTCCCGCGAGTAGGCCCTTGCTATGGCTCATCGGAAGGCTCCACTACCAGGATAATGAAGGTGAGGTTCCCATCCGTGACCTCGACGTGCGGGCCTCCACAGACGGACGCCGGGCATTCATCGACTCCGCACCATTCCTCATTACGGTCTGGTATCTTCTGGCATCGCGGGAAGTCATCGCACGCACCACAGCCGGAAGCGATACATCGCGGACAAGTATTATATTTCTCGTTCATCCGGGCTCGCCCCATTCACCCCACTTAGGGCCTTTGATCCCCAGCCTCCAGAGGAAGCCGCAGAAATTAATCATGTCGATCGGGTCATCCGGGTTGAAGTCGTTGTTCCGCCAGGAACGGTACCGGAGCCGACCGGCCTTGTTAAGGATGTCATGGACCAGGCCCTTCCATCCCTTGCTTTTCCAGGTTCCACCTTCCGGATCGTATCCGCGCTCGCACATGATCCGTAGGCACTCCGTAAACGGCCCGGAGAGCTGCCCTATGGCGTCCGGGGTAGGGTCTAGGCCGATCTTCCGCATATAGTCGTACGCGGCGTCACGACGGCTCTCGTACGGGCCTCGCTCCAGTTCATCCTCGTACATCCTTAAGCCCTCCACATTCGTCTGCGCTGATATCGATAAGGAACCGGAGGGCCATAGCGGCCACCTGAACCGCTTCCATCCGCCTTCCTTCTGGAGTGCCGGTCTTGAGCCGGACTTCATCCCAAAGCTCCTGCTCTTCCTCGTGGATGACGGCCCATCCCTCGTGAGCTGAATGGAAAGGCGCAAACGCCTCCTGCGCATCCCGTAGCTCGCAGATAACCGCGCTCAGGGCATCCGCGAGGGCATGGAGCTTGCCAGGATTGAATCCCTCAGGGCTGATATTCGGCATAGTAGTCACCTATTTCCAGGAGAGAGCCAGTGTTAACGGTACGGAGCCCGGTAGGCTTATACAGCCGCTTCAGAAGAATGCGGAAGTCAATGGAGACTCGCGTACGGCCGGTAAGATTACGAACATTCCCGTGATAGTACCGCACCGCATCGAATACAAGAACTTCTCCATATTCGACCGGCATGAAGTCTACGCCGCGAATACCCGGCATCTGGATCGCGATTGAGTTACTGCGGAACGCACTTGTGACCGGGAGCCAGAAATTGACTTCACCTTCCGGATGGTTATACTCGGCATCGGTATGGAATTCGCCTACGGCTACGTTCCCCGGAAGGTGAACCCGGAAGGTCGGAACCTTCTGGTAGATAAACGGCTCCGGGACTACCGGGGCTATCGCCTCCGCAATAAAACTCCGGTAGAGCGGCTCGACCTCCCGCTCCCAGGACGCATAGAACTTCCGGTGGTATCCGGATGACTGATCGGTTCCGCGCTTAAACGTCTCATACTCGCCCTCGAATCCCAGGCCATCGAGCCCGGAGCCGGACACACCGAATATCCGGGAGATAGCCGCACGGAAGTCGTACTTGCCGTAATTGTAGGGGTATATGCGCGGCACGAAAGGCTGCTCGCCGGAGGGCAATGGACCAATCATCGCGGGTCCATAGCAGCGCGGCGGTGGAGCGGCTCGTGCGGCTCGATATCGGTCCAGGCCTCTGGGGGATCTCCGGCCGCGTGATGCACCTGGACCCTATCCCGGATAGCGCACCACCGGTCGGTTGGGGCCATGAACTCGCACTTCCCGGTGTGGTAGCAGATAGGCTTAAACAGCCTAGCGATCTCCATCTGCTGCCACCGTTCGGACTCCGGCCCGTACGCACGGATGGCCTGGATCATCTTGAGCCAGACCCGCTTCCATTCGTGCTGGGCCTGGGAGCAGAGCCGGTTGCCGGCGTGCTCGGCTAGGTTCCGGAGGTTCGTGTGGTAGTGGACTCGCGTCCCGATGTTAGTAGGCAGGAGCCCGCGCGCATCCTCAGCAGGCATCCCGGAATCGACCAAATGGAGGTATGCCTGGGCGATATGCCCCACCGCCTCATCCCAGACATTCCGCTGCCACTCTGATGTACTCGACTCCGCGCCTAGCGTCTCGCCTCCGTGCGTCTCTTCTAGGGAGGGCGGGAGGACTACCTCCATCGCGGCATCTTCCTTTACCGCGAACCGCATCGACTCCTGAACGTACACGGCTGTCCGCTGCCGGACTAGCTGATGGGTGAAAGCGCGGGTAACGCCTTCAAAGTAGAAATGGAGTTCAATAAACTCCAGCGGAGCCTGGAGCCTATTCTTGCTCGCAGACGCGAGCCACTCCAGGGCCGTGTACTTGCTGATCTCGGATGGGTCGTGAACCGGAATGCCCCGGTACTGCTGCGCTGCGGCCGCCATTACCCGGAGCGGATTAGCCGTCATCGAGATTAGCGTGACCTTCGGCTTCTCCCATCCTAGCGGAGTAGCCGCGTACATTGCTGGGTCGGCCCATTTCTGGACCCTGTTCTCCGTCATATGATCTGGTCCCATTCATCCTTATGGAGCATTTCCATGAGAGCAGTACGCGTGTCTATGTAAGCCGTATCGATCCAGGCCATATTGTCCCAGGTTCCGAAACGGCCCACCCGGAGGACCCGTGGATGGCAGGTACAGTTCGTGCGTATGGGCTTCTTTACGATCCGGTACGGCTCAGCCGGGATATTCTCGACCATGAACTCAGTCGTCTCATACCCGAACATCCGCGCACTCCGCACCCAGGGCACCTCCGGGTAGGCGTTGAAGATGACGGTATTCTCCGGCTGGCCCGGATACGAGGAATGGAAGACCATCGCTACCGGCTGGTAGATGAAGTCATGGCCGGCCTCGCACAGCTTATTGAGCGGAGCCGTACTAACGACAAGGTCGGCCTGTGCCACGAGGTCATCAACCTCATCTGGCTTGACTTCCCGGTCCTCGATAAGGGAGGCGTACATTCCCCACATCTTGTCGTACGCCTCCTGAATGCTCCAGGTATGGATACCGGTCCTGAGATGCCCGTCTCGCGTAATCGAGATATTGACGTCGCCGTAGAGCTTAACGCCGTAATCGACTATCGAGCCGCCAATCACAAACTGGCGGATATAGCCCTGCGGATGATCGGTACTTATCCCAGGGATCGGAGTGTTAAGGAAGATCGGGCCATTCTGCGACGTCTGGGATTTCGGCGCGATAATCCTCACGTCTGCGGAAAGGCCGGAGGCCGCGTGAGCGGCCGCCAGCCCTGCCGGTCCGCATCCAAGGACAATAACCTTCATGCTGGTCCCTTCCAGAGCGATTCAGAGATCTCACGGCGTAGGTTCTCCCGGAGCCTAGCCACCTCAGCAGCTAGGCTCTCGGTGTCCAGGCCTCCCTTAAAAGGGAGGCTCATCGGACGATGCGGCTGCCCTCCGTCCGCGCCTCGACGGAGCCGGAGCGGAACTGGCCTTGCGCGCTCCTGTGCCGGTCGCTGCGGGCTTCGGGGACCTTCCGGCCGTAGCCGTACGCGAGCGGGCTCCTGTGGGCCGTGCAGGCCCCTCAGGAGCCTTCCTGGCCGTGCCCCTGCGGCCGCGAGCGGGAGGCTCCGGCTCCGGCTCCGGCTCCGGCTCCGGCTCATCCTCGTACGGCTCATCTTCCTCGTACGGCTCATCGCCGTTCAGCTCGCCTTCCTCATCCTCGACATCCCACGGGAGCCAGGTCCCGACGCGAGCCTGCATGATGCCGTTGTACGGCTCCTGATCCGAGATGATCCGGCACCAGGCCTCATCATGATCCTCGCCTGGGTGGAATCCGTCGATGCTGATGATGGGCGCGCCGTTCTGGTCTTCCTTATCCTCCACATCGACCTTCCGGGCCTTGATCGCCCGGAGCGAGATGCCGAAGTTGTCAAGGAACGGGGCCCACCGGAATTTGGCCCCAGCGATGAGAGCCGCGTTGAGCCAGAACGGGCAGCCGTCGAATTCCGCGAGGTCGCCCTCATTCTCGGCGGCCACCCAGAGAATCTTCAGCATCGGGTCATTCCCGGTGCCGTCCTGCTTCTCAGCGGAGCGGGTCCAGTACATCCGCTTGACGTAGCCGGTCAGCTCCGTACCGGCCGGTGGGATATCGCCGTCGTACCGGTCGTACTGCTCGGTGGAGTATTCCTGGGCCTCCAGTTCCCTGACGTTCAGGCTGGCGACATCTTCCTCACGTAGCCTTACCATTTGCTAGTCCCTTTCGTGATAGTGGTCTAGGTATGTCTGGTGGAGTCTATGATCGGCCTCGTGCTCTCCCTTGTTGACGTACCGGAGTAGAGCGTGACGCTTGGCGACGTGCTTGCGTAGCCACTCGGCCGTCTGACCGAACGGATCGGCTAGCCATACGCCTTCCGGCTCCGGTATTTTCCGTGACACCCGCCTCGCCTTTCTTGAGGGAATTCTCGATTGCCTCGATCATCCGCGCCATGGCGAAATAATCGCCTTCCTCTACATCCCACGTCTTGCCTAGCGCGGAATAGCGGTCTTTAGCCCACCATGGTGGACGTGGCTGGCAAAGGGCTCGCCTTATTACATCGCCAGTCATATCCCGCGATTCCCGCGCTACCGCGTAGTATATACCTACGGAGAATTGAGAGGAAATGGCGTCTGATATCTCGCCTTTCTTACCGAGTAGCAGCGGGATGATCCGTTCCTCGCCTTCCGCGTCATCGGCGGTCATTGATGTTGTAATGAATATCGTGTTAGCCGGCATGGCGATAATCCGGCTAGCCCACCGCTTGAAACCGTTCTGATACTTCTGGTGGTTCTGGACGGCCGGAATGTCTAGGTCACGAGCCGGATTGATCCGGTTCTCCGTCGCCAGGATCCAGCGCATGTACATTTCCTGCATAACCGTGCCGGAATCGATAACGAGCCAGTCCCCGTGAACCAGGTTCATTTCAGCCCACGTAACGACCTTTACGGCATGCGGCCAGCTCTCGCAGCGGATAAGCTCTGCCTGAGAGCCGACTGAGCGAGGGCTCGCAATTCCCTCGACCTCCGTCGAAAGGAAGACAACCCTACGGTCGCCGTTCGCGGCTCCGCCAGCGAGCATTGTCTTGCCGTGCCCGGACGGCCCGTGAAGAATGATGTTGATCGGGGCATTAGTGTGAGAAGTCGCGAGATCCTCGATCACGATCTCAACATCTTCCTCGACCATCGCGGCCGGAGCTTCCTTGATCTGCTTAGCAGTCTGGCGCGCGGCACGCGCTTTTGTTCCCCTGAGTGGTCTCGCTGCTGGTGGCATTATGCTGACTTCCTCATATCCTCGTATGGATCGATCTGGACGTAATTGCCCTTTAGCACCGACTTATAGGAATCGGAACCGTGCTCGTGAAGGACGCATGGCCCCCAGAACGGGCAGCGCGGGCAGTCCTTTGTAGGCGTCTTGGTTGCCGGGATGGTACCGTCACGGACGGCATTCATGACCGCTACCTCATCCGAGATCCGCTCCAGCTGAGTCTTCTGCTCGCCTCGCGTACGGTAGACCGGATCTGGGCGCACGAACATTGGCGGTGGCTGTTTCTTTGATACGGAGCCGTCCTTGTTAAGGCACAGGCCCTGCTCGTTACGCGGCCTCTCGTCAGGCATCGCCTTCCGGAGGAAGTTGTAAATGATGCCAGCGATTTCCTCGCCTTCCTTTAGGACTCCCTTGGCGCGGAGTACCTGAGAGGCAACGGCCCAGTATGAGCCGCCTTGATCGTCAAGCTCAAGATAAGCCGTTACGATCTGGGCGGCTGTCTTATGCTCGACTAGGTATATCCGGCCATCCGCGAGATTCCGCAGGACACCATCCCACCGCGAACGGAATACAGCAACAGCCTTCCCGTTCCGGTTAATCCGGACGCTGAAAGGCTGCTCGACTGATATGATATGCCATTGAGGATCACGGCCATAGAAATCGACGTACTCCTCAAGCATCGCCTCGCCTAGCTCACTCGCATCCTCCCATACGCCGGAGTCGTACGTCTCATCAAGGTACGTCTTCGCATAGGCAACCTCATCGCCTACCCACTTATGCCAGGTATCGGCCGGATGGGGACCTCTCCGCTTCCCGCGTAGATACCACTTCGCTAGGGCCTCGTGAATCCCGATACCGAACCAGAGCGCATCCGCCTGGACGTGGCGCGGCCGGTAGCCATAGCGGTACTCCTGGAGCCAGCGCCACGCACATCGCTTGAACGTCGCGCGCTCTGACGTCCGGAGAATAGGGACCTCAGCCATCGCCTCGCCTTCCGCTTACCTTGCCTTTACCCTCAGGGCTCCGTCCGGGAGCCGGGGCCATTTAAGCCACCGGACGGAACGCTCAGGATACCCCATAATGGGGCCAGGCCCGGCCACTGACGGGACAGCAACCGGGCCTGGGTCCTAGTAGGGATCGGCTCCACCGGCACCGGCAGAAGCCGCCTGGCGGCCTCGCCCGCCACGCCGGCCAGCCGGAGCGGTACCGGCCTTGGCAGCGGGCTTGCCACGCCCACGGCCGCGAGCGGGAGCGGGAGCGGCAGGCTCCGGCTCCGGGGCCGGAGTCCGCGCCGCGCGCCGTGCCGTGCGCTGGGCGATGTTGAAGTCGGACTTCTGGAAGTGCGGGTAGAGGCTGGAGCCGAGCACCAGGAGCCGGTCGATGGGAACGTCTTCCAGCTTGGCCACGTTGTCCTCGAACCAGGTGATGTAGTCGGTCATCGTGTCGGAGATGTCCTTGGTGAGATAGAGCTGGTAATCGACCTCACCATTCTGCGGCTCCGGAGCCGGAGCGGCCTGCCTGCGGCCTCGTGCTGGAGGCATTTTCCTCCCCATCCTTTCGTGTGTAACATTAGCCTTACTAGGAATATACCGCGCTGGGGCTGCTTTCGCTACCCTATTCCTATGCGTATTTCCGGTATGATCCTCCAGGCTAAACCGGGACAGCCCATGATACCGGACTGTTACGTATCCGTCATCAGTTTTCCATTCCTTTGACGGACGTTTCCTATCCCGCGCCGTAATGGGCAGGATGGTCTCACGGATAGCGGACTCCGCGAACCACTCACGGAGAGCCGCGATGATCTCCGGTACATTCGACCTCCGGGGAACGGCTACATCAGCCATGGCGCTCTCCCGGCAAGATAGGCAAGGGCATCCCCTTTAGGAAGCGTCCGGTTACGCATCCGGCGCATCATATCCTCGAAAGCGAGGCACCCATCCATCCGCCAGCACCCCTGCCATCCGGTACGGCTCTTGTACTGACGGAGCAGCTGGCGCATTCCGGGCAGGTTCTGCGCGTTAATGTTAAACTCGCCCGGGACGGGGGCCGTTTTGCGCGCCGCTGCCCGCTTTCCGGGAGCAGGCTCACCCGCACGCGCTGCCGCAGTATGCGCAATCATCGCACGGGCACGGGCACCGGCACTCGCAATACGGGCAGCGCCCGCCGAGGTGCAGCCAGTTCAATATGCGCCTCATACGCTCCTCCTTCCTTAGATCGCCGGCTTCCCGCCGCGTCCGCGATAGCCTCATACCAGAGGTTATCCTTAGCGCATTGATGGCATACAGATAGCCCCGTAGGATCGTACGCAAAGCCATGCGCGCAGACCCGCGTATCGCCTGGATCGATATGACCGCGAATCCCGAACGGCTCGAACGGGCCGGAATCGTAATGGTTCATAGTCATGCCGCTTCCTTTCCTGCTATTGCTAGCTCCGAGAGCTTACGCGGACTCGACTTGGCGACTACCGCGCGCTGCTCGTCTGTTAGGGAGGCCATCCACTCATCGACAGTACCGACCGAAACAAGCCGGTAGACCGTAACCTGGTGAATCCGGGATACCCGGTGAATCCGGGAGATCAGCTGCTCATCCCAGTCGCTGATCCATGGTAGATCGATCTCAACCATCTCATCGGCCGCATCGAGGGTAATCGACTCGCCTCCGGCCTTCCGGTTGATAATGACTACCCGAAGCGAGTCATTTGGGTCCTGGAACCGCTCGACAAGCTCAAGCCGCTTCCGGTCGGAAGTCGCGCCGGTCAGGGTCAGGACCTCCACGTCGCATTCCTTCCGGAGGACATCCGCAACTAGCTCAACAATCTCGCTGAACTCGCTCGCGATCACAACCTTGGCCCCGGTGTCCTCGCGCTCCTGAATGAATTCGGTGATCCATTCGATCTTGTTGGACGGGAGAGCCGGGATGACTGAACGTCCCTCTCCGAGACGGCCGGAGGCGTTGGCGAACTGCCGGAGGCGGGTGATCTCCGCGAGTACCCCGGTAGCCGTTATCTTCCCGCCCTCAAGGTGGGCCTCCGCATCGGCCTCCATCTCCCAGTAGAGCTTGGCCTGCTCCGGATCCATTTCGAGCTGGACATAGCAAGGGCTCTCAGGGTCATCCGGATCGATAGGCGTTCCGGCGTAGGCGATGGGCGGGAGGTCCGGAGCTGCATCAGCCTTGGTCCGCTTCAGGTAATACGGCCGCAGCATCAGGTCCCAGATACCGGCATCGAGCGGCTCAAGGACCTTTGCCCCACCGCCGACAATCTTGCCGTACTTGCCATCCTCGACTCCGAAGTGGGTTTCCGCCCAGCGCCAGTACGAGCTGAACCGGTCGGGCCGGAGCCAGTTCAGAGTGCCCCAGCCTTTCTCGACCTTAGACCGGAACGGAGTCCCACTCATCGCGATAGCGAGCCCGCCATCTACAAGCCGCTTCCGGAGCTGCATCGCGCCGAAACGCTGCTGCGTGATCCGCTTGCTCTGAACGTTCGCGGTAGAGGCGAGTAGGTTATGCGACTCGTCGAAAATGATCGCGTCCCACTCCTGCTCGGTAAGGAACGGCCACTGCGGCTCCGCATGAATAACGGCCTTCCCGTTCGCGCCTACCGTCTCGACCCGCTTTGCCCGGACCATCTCGATGTTGATAATAAGCATCTTCGGGCCGTCGCACACCATGTAGTCATACATAACGGCTAGCCGCTCCGTCCGCGAGCCCTGGGCCACGAACGTCTTAATGCCAGGAGCCCACCGGGCCGTCTCCCGCTCCCACACCGCACGGGTAGCGGTACGCCGGCAGGCCACGAGGATTCGCTGCGAGCCGGATTGGATAAGAGCAGCTAGGCCCTGAAGCGTCTTGCCCAGGCCTGGGTCATCGCCCAAGATGACGTTCCGGCCGGCAAGGATGAAGCCGGTACCACTAATCTGGTACCGGCGATTCTGAAGAGCGGCATAGAGAGCCGGAGCCTCAAGCTCCACGCGAGACAAGTCAACGCCGGTGATCGCTTCCTCGCGGAGCGTTTCTAGGCTCCGCTCACGGCTGACCTCCGTCTGGGCCCAGTGCGCGAGGGCGGGCATTACGGTCAGGCCATCGCCAAACACGCTCCGGAAGGCCCGGCACGTATCCATCGAGAGCGGGTAGACCCAGCCCTTGAACACATTCGGCGTGACCGTCTTGTCCCAGTCCGCGCGGGCTCCGGGCACCCTCCGCGCCCACTTCGGGCCGGAGCCGTTCGCATAGTCGATACGCGCCAGGATCTTCCGGCCGTCCGTCGTAATCGCTGCCTTCATCGTCGCCTTCCCCATCGTCGCCTTACGGCCCCAATCCTACCCCAGCCTGCGCCGGAAGTCTAATCGAGATGCAAGGCCCAGAGAGCGATTCTCCGGCTCCGGGCTCCGGAGCTACCGGCCTAGGCCCGTAATGCGCTCCTGGAGCCGCTCTGCGCCGTTCCTGGGCCGGTTCCGGCCCATCGGCCTCCGTGGATCGCAGAACGCTCGCGCCAGTCCGGGATGTAGTCATCGAGCATCTTCTGCCATGCCATCCGGAGCCGCTTATCCGGAGGATTCGTGTAGATGGGCCAGCGCTTGTGGATCAGCTCCAGGCACTCCCATTCCGCCTGGGTACGATCCTCCGGCTCCCGGAACCGCGTGTTGATCCCTCCGGGAGCATAGCGGGCTCCGATCGTAGCGCACTCGACGTCGCAATGGACCAGCCACGGATAGCCGCGAGCTATCCCGTTCCGGGCAAGCTCCGCATCCTCTCCGGCCGTATGGAGCTTGCTATCGAAATTGCCTACCTCGATGGCCGCCCGGACGTTAAGGCCAAATAGCTGGAATCCCCAGCCTCCGGGGCAGAGGATTACGCCGTGGTTCCGCGAGACGGCTCCACCGGTGAAGAAGTCGTGAATCGGCCGTACGGCTCCGATTCCAAGGACACCGGGCCTCGCGGCCTCCGTAAGCAGGGGCCAGGCTTCCGTTGTCGGCCGCATATCATCATCACTCATGATGATGGATGGAAGCTGGGACTGGCTTGCATGGGATACGCAGAAACGCCTCGCGGCTCCGATCCCGCTTCCACGCGCCGCAAGGACCTGGACACGATCCCTCCAGCCCATTTCCTCCCGGAGGTCCCGGTGCTGCGGGAATTCCGACCGGTCTACCACGAGACGTACCTGAATGCCCTGCGCGAGCCAGGCCGGTACGATCCGCTTCAGATTGTCGTATCGGCCCATAGTCGGAATGTAGACGGTCACGGCTTCCGCCAGGCTTTCTTAGTCCAGCGCTCTACCGGGAAGCCCGGATAGTTCACGACCATGATCGATGTCGGAAGGACGATAAGCCGCTTGGCGTCGCCTCCTGCGGCCGTGAGAGCGACCTCGCGCGTGCCATCGTTTACGATTTTGCCTTTCATTGTTCCTCCTGTGTAGTGGACCGGGCTCTACCGGAGCCCGGTCCCGTTCTGCTTACTGCCCGTCGCGCCAGGAATCGGCCTGTGAATCCCGGAGCATCTTTGCCTCCCAGCTATCCGCGCTAGTCGGGCCTGCACCGTTCGGGTTGCCTTTCCGGTTCATGTCACCTCCCTAGTCAAGTCGCATACGCTGGAATGCGTACCGGAGGACATCATCCCGCTCGACTTCCTCCACGAACAGAATGGACTGGACGGTCACGCCAGCCGTCCCGCAGTACCGGCCGGAGTGCGTACGATCCGGACCACGGCCGCTGAACTGAAGGACGCTACTAGGATGTACTGCCTCCCGATACTGAAGCCCCATGAAGGCCATGCGCGAATAGCGCGGCTTCCGCTCCACGCCAGGAACCATGGTCGTGATCCGGTACTCACGGCCTTCCACGAGCGTAAACACGGCCTTGCCTCGCCGGAACTGAATCACCTTCCGGGAAGGCGGGAGGCTACACTGGCACTCCGGATCATCGCAAGATACCTCATCCAGGGAATGCGGAGCCCTATCGCCATTTGATGGCGGCTTATACCCGGAATGCCCGATTGTGGCCGGCTCCCGGTCCACGTAGTGGGTGTTATCGAACTTCCGGCCTCTGAGATCCTCATGGAGCTTAACCTCGTGGCCCTTAGCGAGCACGCACATGTTATTGACCGAATAGGGCCAGACCTGGTAAAGGCACCGGACCATACGGTCGGCCGCGAGCGGCTCCCCATCTGTCAGGTAGGCAAGGAAGTCTCCGGTGAGTACCCTCACGGCCTTTGCGGAGACAGTATCGAGAAAGGCCATGGCCTGCTCATCCGTCATCCCGCGTGTCGTCCGGAGATACTGATAGAAGTCCCCCAGGATCTGCTCGTCATCCGTGAGCTTGACTGTGTCATCGCTAATGCGTTCCATTGCTTCCGCCTTTCGTCGTAACCGATTCTACTCCATCGAATTTGCCCCATATGCCGTTACGCGGAACCGGGGTACATTCCGGGCAGTACTCGCGGAAATGACCGCGCCTCTTGAGACGCCGTTCTAGGGCCTTCCCTCCGGGAGTGGTCCTTGCGACCGTGAACGCGATACCGCGCCGGTGAAACTCTGCTACGATCGGTACACCGCTCCGGCCGTTCGCGTGGTCCGTGAGACGGCTCTCGCTCCAGTACGATCCCACGTAGTGCTGCGCATACATCCTGGGACGCGAAAGGTCGCCTATCGGCTCCGCAAAATGGAGCAGATAGACGACCTTCGTCCGCGAGTCCCTAGGCACGCGCGCCCCAGCAATCCGGGCCATAACCGCGCGAGCGGCTAAGCTCATCGGTGAGGTGCCGGTTACAGTTCCGGCAGGCCCCAAGCTCATCCGCGTACCGCATCCCACAGACCTCGATACCCTCGAACAGGATCGCGGAGAGAGCCGCGTGCCGCGTGGCACCGCGCACCGGAGCCTCCGGCTTCCCGCCGATGACCCGCTTGACGAATATCCGCCCGGCCCACTTGCCCTCCGTGGGAGCGTCCACCCGCCAGAAATCGTAGTCGTCGTTGCCGGTAAGGCTCGCCGTCGCGTAGTGGCCGGCCGGGATTCCCTTGAAGTCTTCCCGGAAGCTCACGGCCGGAGCCGGAGTAGCCGGAACCTCAGAGCACTGACCATCGAGGTGGAACACGTCCCACTTCCCGCTCGCGTTCCGCTCGATACGGCCTTCCTGCTCACCCACGTAGTGCCCGCACTTCACGCAGTTCCCGCCGAACTTGTTCGACCGGACGGTCACCATCGTCGCCGGAGGGTTCAGGACCATCGTGCTCGGGAGCAGCTGCTCCACCGCGTAGCACTCGCGGACTTCCGCAACAGTCTCGTGCTCGTGGCCCTTCCCACATCGGATCGCCATTTTCTCGCCTTTCGCCTTCCGCCGGATCTTCTCTCCGGCCGCTTGGTACAAGCTTACCCCATGCAAGCCCTTGCGCGCTACTCCGGCCCGGAAATTTCCCTGCGACTTTTGCGCAGTCGCCGCATCTGCTCCGCTTCCCGCTCGCGCCTCTGGCAGTACCGGTACCCCAGGGCTCCGAGAGAGGCCGCAGAACAGACGGCCTTCCCGTAGAGCCCAAGCGTATGCCATTCCCAGGCATGAGGCTGGAACGGGAGCAGTACGGTTAGCGTGAGTATGACCAGCCCTACCAGGACCACCCATACCCGCGCAAGCGTCCGCAGCCTCATGACAGGGCCTGCCGGGGAGACTGGCCGGCCTCCGGCTGAAGGCTAGCGGTGTTCGCGTGGTTGATTCCGCGCTCGTACGCGGCCTGGTTATAGGTCACGCGCTTTGCGCTACTCCGGCTAAGGTCCGGATGCTCCGAAGCGACCATGGCCGCAATGTTCTGGGTCTTGTCGGCTAGGACTAGCTCCGTACCGGCTCCGCGCTCTCCCGCGAGCCTGCGCAGGCGGATGTCGATACGAGTGAGGTATCCCTGCGCCGCGTTACGCCGGAAGGTCCCGGAGCCCGATGGCGGAATCCTGAACGGCTTCTCTCCGCGCGCCTTGATCTCTGCGGCGTAAGCTGACTTGATCCGGCCGATGCTCTTGGCCCAGGAGACCCGCTCATCCGGGTTGCTCCTGTTTACGTACATGTACCGCGCCTCGCCTGGTTGGCTCTTGACCTCGCGCCATCCGTAGGCTTTCGCGATATCGAACCAGTTCAGGCCCGCGTTGTGAAGCTCGTAAGCGTTCTGGCCTAGGGTCTTGAGTGGGTCCGGTGACGGGAAGATCGCGCCACTCATGTGAAGGTAGAGCGAAGTATACAGAAGCTCGAAATACCGGAGATCCGAATCATACCCGTACACCCAGCAGTATTCCTGCCTCCCGGTCGGCCGGTAGCCGGAGCCCAGAATCCAGATTGACTTGCACTTACAGAATGTAGCCACGACGTTCACGAGAGTCGCGGCCTCCGAGAGGAACGGGTCGCCTTCCTCTCCGATGTCGATCTTGATCCGCGTGGGCTTCTGCGTCGCCGGAGCCTGCCGGAGGATCTGCCATTCCTCAACGGCATACTTCTGCATCATCCGGTCAGCCGCAGCGCGGCACACGTCCGCCTCGTGCATGCTGTTCTCATCGCCCGCAGACTCCAGGCTCTCCGCTTTCGCGATAAGCCCACGGACCTTATCGAGTACGCCTGCCAGTTCCATGTCGCCTTCCGCCTTACTTCCGCTCGATAACTATGTCTAGTACTGGGCCATCAACGTACCAGTAACCGTGATACCCAGAATCCGGGCTGTACCACCGGTTCTCCCCGGACTCATCATCCACTATGATATGAGCCGGGTTGTCGAGCCCGTCAATCGTCAGGGCAATATACTTCCGAATAGCCCGGACAGTAACGGTATCGGCATCATCCGGCTCCCTGTCATCAGGGCCTAGATCGTAATGCATAAGGTCAATCATTGCCTCGCCTTCCTACCCCAAGTATACCCGCTCTGTGCGTCTCCGGTCTACCGGAGCCGCGACATGACTTCCCGCTCGACTACGGCCGCATCCACATCCTCCGGGATGGCCATCGACGCCTGGAAAATCCAGCCGAAACCACCACCACCGTGAACCCACACCACGACCTCTCGCGGCCTATCCGCGAACCCCTGAACCTCTACTTTGTACTTATCCGTCTTCATCAACTGTACAGATCGCTTGCCCGCAGGCCTAGCCTTCCTCTTTGCCCCCATGCGGAGGCCGGAGGCCCATTCGCCTCCGGCCTCGCCTAACTGCTACCAACCGGCCCATTCGATAGCCGGAGTCGTGTCTTCGGTAATCCCGTACTTGCCCGGCTCCGCGAGACGGTACCGGTAGTTAGCAAGCTCGTACGCAAGCTTCCGCTCCGTAAGCTTTCTGGTCTTCAGGAGCGTCCGGGAGACGGAGCCTCCAAGAAACCGCGTAGTCGCGCTGAAGCCTGCCTGCGGCCGTACGGAAGTCCATCCGGCCCACAGCGAATCTCCGAAAGCCCCAAGCCATCCGTCACGGACTGAGACATAAGCCATCAGCCGCTCCGGGAGCATTACGCTGCCGTCGCTGTAGAGATCGGCCGGTAGCCGCTCGATACGAATCTCAGCCATCAGGCCGTACTTCCGCGCCTCTCGCGCGTACGCCTCCGCACGCACGATCGCGAGCGGCTTCTCATCGTCGCGCTTACGTCCCATTGTCGCCTCCGTCGCCTTGCCTACGGCAAGTCTACTCCACGCCTGCCCAACCGCAAAACGTTTTAGGCAGTAACTTCAAAAATCTCGTACCGGAACGGAGGGAACATCGGCCGGAACTGCCGGCCGTTCATAACCGACCATAGGTGGGCCTTCCGGCTCTTCTGCCCTCCGACATAAAACACGCGGCCGGAGGAACGGGAGGCCCGGAGCGCATCCTCAAGCTTAAACCGGTAGCTCATCCGGGTAACCGCGTAGCCGTACGACTCGAATACGGCCTTGGTAATGTCGCGCCTCGTGCCATGACCGGGCCGGAACCCGGCCGCGAGGAAGGCCGTAGAGGCTTCCTCGTACGTCGCGCCGGTGATCTCCATGAACGTCTGCACGGCGCAATCGCTCTTGTACCAGACAGCTCCGGCCTCATCGCGCCGGAGCTTAGAGGAAGCTAGGCAGTCGCCGCAGTACGCGAGGTAATGCGCCTTGCACTGCTCTCCGGCCTCCCATGCCTCGATAGTCACGGAAGGCTCCGGTAGATCCGGATGACCTTCCGGAGGATGGAGCGTCCGGGCTCCCGGCACGCTTCCCACTCCGGAGCGGAATCGTCCGACACCAGGAAGTCAAGAATCTGCGCCGCCTCGACCGGGCCGACCGTACCGTTACCGGTCCCACGAGCGGCTGCATTCACGATAATCGTGATCAGTTCCTCGCGGAGTACCGCCTTGCTCATCGCCATCGTCTCGCCTTTCGTTCGCCTAGGGCAAGTCTACGCCATGCCACCCAGAAAACAAAATGGAAGGCTCCCTGGATGTGACAGGGAGCCTTCCTCCGAGACTTAGGACGGGCTTGCCCTTGGGAAGCACACCCGCCCTGCCATGGTTGTGCTACCGTCTAGGCCCCACCCCCTTCCCGCTCCGCTAGCTATCCTACCGAAAGCCGGAGGCCCCAGGTTTCCCCAGGGCCTCCGGACGCCTCGCGCCTACTAGTCGCGCATCCCGAACATGACCGCTACCCGCTCCGACTGCTGAACCATCATCGCGTGAAGCTCCGGCTCCGCGTACATCGAGTCATTGAGCTGATTCTCGATACCGGCCCACAGGGCGGCACGAGCCCTCGCGCGGAGAGCGTAACTCTTCCCACGGCTCATCTTCGGAGCGGGCTCCGGAGCCGTCTCCGGGCCTCCGTCCGGGAGAGCATCGCAGCACGGCTGGAAGTTCATCTCAGCCATCACGTCCATCGAGCCCTCGCCGTGCTCTGCCTCGTACTCTTCCAGGATTCCGTTGTCCCAGTAGTCGTACGCGAACGCATACCGAGTCGGCCAATCCGTCTGCCCGAACTCAACCTGGTCATGCCGGCGTACCGTCGTGCCCTTGTAGCCCTTCCGGAGCCGCTCACGCCCGGCATCCGCGCATCCCCACTTGTGGATCTCGACTTCGCCATCGCTCGTGTTGAACGCTACCAGTTTCATGTCCGCCTCGCCTTTTTCGATTGCCTACGGCAAGTCTACTCCAGGATGGCAGGATCGCAAAATCTTTCTCAGGCTGGAGTCTCCGGCTCCGTCTCCGGCGATGGCTCCGGAGGCTTCCGGACCACGAGGCTGGAGCCGTCCGGGCTGAACGCTAGCTCTACCCCGGAGCCCGCAAGCCAGTCAGCATCCTTCGCCATCTCATCCCGGTCGGACTCCCCAAGCACGGGCATCGGCTGCGTTCCGGCCGCAAGCTTCCGTCGCCTCCGGTACCAGCGAATAGAGCTAGCGATGAACGCGAGGGAGAAGATCACGGCCGCCAGGAGCCCGATTGCGAGCAGCATCGTCAGGAGAGTGTCGATGATAATGCGCCGGTAAACATAGACAATGGCGCAGATACCAACAACGAGGATTAGCACCGATAGCGCCGGTGACATCTGAATCCTATCATACTTCCTCATGCTTATCTCCTGTTCTCAAGAGCGTACTCGCGGAGCCAGTCTTCATCGTCATAGAAACCCTGGACCCAGGTCCGCTTATTTCCACGGCACATAAGGATCTTACCCGGTCCCTCTATACATTCAGCCGCAGGATTACCGACCGTCCGGGCAAACTGCCCCGGAAGGAACCCGGCTGCCCCGAATACCGCAAAAGCCATCTTTAGGCTCTCGCCTCCCATTGCCTGATCCCGGAGGTCCTGGAACATCCATTCCCCGAAGATCCGCGCCTGCCTACCCTGCCGGAGTAGCGGGCCAACGCATTCACCCCATATGGAGGGAGAGGCCGATGTCTCGCCCAGGACATTCTTCCAGTAGCTCTTATAGCACGCACCGAGATCGTTTCCCTCATCGACCAGAAGCCAGATATCGTGAAAGTCACGTTCTGACATACGGCCCTCCCGGATAGCCGCATACCGGTCCCGCATAATGCCGGCAAGCGTATGAGGCACCCTCCAGATTGCCTCCATATCCGACTGCGGGTTATCGAATACATAGACTCGCGGAATCCCCTTTAGATGGGTAAAGGAAACCTGCTTGGTATCGACGCAGTACAGCTCAGCCTCCGGATCGTTATGGCAGATCTGCGCAGCCTTAACGAGGAAGCCCATTGACTTCCCAGTACCGGAATTCGCGAACCGGCAGTGCCACGGAGCGTCACCGTTGTGATTACTCACGTACATCGTCCGGTCGGCTACCACACCAACGCCAAACTCGCGCGGAGCGAGAGCCCGCATAGCCGGTACATAATCGCGGAACCGTACCCTATCCGGCAGGGAATGCTCGACTATGGGGACCCATGTCAACGTCCGTGGCGTTACAGTAGTGGCCCAGGAGAACCGGACCTTGCCGATTGTATGGGCCTCGATTAGCTCCTGGACCGGTTCCCGCTCTTTAGCAAGGGCAGCGAATGAATCCGGGAGGATAAGCGAGCCTTTCTCCGGCGAGAGCCGGAGCCGCGAGGAAATCTCAGCCTTGGAGCAGCTCATCCGCGAGGCTAGCAGGCCGGCCAGGACGTCATGCGGTACGCCTTCCAGCTGCGGAGTCTTCTCCTGAGTCAGGACTGGAGTCGCGCCAGCAGTAAGCTCATCCGCGCTGAATACCGTTTTTGCCCGCGCGGTCATAGCCATGGCCGGCCTATGGACCGGGCTGAGCTTCCGGATCTTCTCCCGCTTCCGGTAGACCGCGAGCGAAATCCGCGCCAGGATCAGGAGCACGATAAATATTGTAACGGCCCTGACGGTGGCGGCCGGATCAATAGCCATACAGCTAAGCAGGACCAGGATCACGAACACGATCAGGTTATTCCGGACGGCCCGGTAACCCCGCGAGCGGGGCGTGAAGTAGACAATCGTGCCCTCTGCCGTCGCGCGGCTACTCCCTCCGGCCGTACGCCGGATGCTCTTCTCATCCCCAAAGCTCTTCTCAGGATGGATATGCGCGCCGGTATGGAAGCGCAGAAGTACCTTGTGGATCTTGCCGGGCCGTCCGGGATGGCGCCAGCCTAGGTACTCCTGCGCATAGCCGTTGATAAGGTACCCCATCGCCAGGAAGACGTAGAGCCCGAACCAGAACGCGAACGGCACCCACCATTCGACGTGGAGATGCCGCAAGACGATATCGGTCATCAGGCCTCCCGTTCCTCCGGGAAGACATCATAGTATGCGTCCTGGATGTCCTGGTGAATCCTGCCATGGAGCCCTACCCGGTGGGCGTACTCCGGACGGGCTCTGGCCCATGCCCGCATACGGGCCTTTGGAGAGTGTGTCTGGGCCCATGCCGTGCCTCCGGAACCGGAGGCCGTACGCCGCTCACGGTGCTCCCTGAGGACGCTCTCAGGCTCCACTACGGCCGGATCTGCGGCTGGCTCCTGAACGGGCTCCGGGACTATCCGCTCGCGGGTGTTCCTGACCCGGTCGGCCTCGCGCCGGAAGTCACCGACCACAGTATGCGCAGCAGCCATAAGGGCATCCCTCCGCGCCACGACAATATCCCGGAGCCTCCCCAGAGTCGAGAGCGGGAACAGGAGCCAGGCCATCATGCCAAAGCTGGGCAGTGGCGAGGGATAGACGGAGCCAGCACGAGCAAGGGCCTTCCGCTTCTCCCAGCGAATGTGGATCTCGTACACGACCATCGCGCCGATTGGGAGAGCTGCCCACATCACCCAGGAGCCCGGTAGCTCGTGATCGATACGGGCATGGAACGTCTGAAGAAAAGCTGCGGTGAACGCGAATAGCCGGACAACGAATTTCGGGAAGCTGCCCGATAGCCCGGCCTGAGCGTAATCGACGGACTTACGCGCAGCGAATAGCGCCACGCCATCGAAACATGTACTGAACGCGATAGCGATGAACCATGGCGCGCCAAGATACCGGCCGATGTAGTAAAGAGAGTATGCCGAGACGCCTAGAATCGGCACTAGCACCACGAGCCATAGAAAACCTCCCACGATAGCCGCGAGGGCTCGCCTTACCGTATCGAGCATATCACTTCCTTTCGCTCATATCGGCCCACTCTATCGAGGATAAGACATCGATAGCGATAGCGCTATCATCTTCCGCGCTATCGCGGCCACCTAGCGCTTTCGCGCAGGTAGTCACCGATTGTGGCCTGAAAAGGAAATTTTCGCGGAAACTTCTATGGAAATTTTCGCGGAAATTCTCGCGGAAATTTCTACAACTTCCCTGCATCCCGGAGGAAGCCGTCAATCACGGCCGGCAGCTCGAATACCAGAGCCCAGTCCTCATTCGTGAGCAGCGGCCAGAATGCCGGATTGGCGGCTAGCTCGCCCAGGGCTACAGAGGCCGCCATAACAAGACCATGCGCAGAATGGTCCTCCGGCTCCCGCCTCCGGTGCTTCCCTGTAGGCCCGTCGCCTCCGCTCTCCGGATCTCCCCGGACCTCGACGGAGTTGTATATCTCATTGAAGTTGGGCAGGCCTCCGTCCGCATCAATCCCGCCAAGCTTCCGGCCTACCAGGTCCCAGCAGTTGTACATGTACCGGACATGAGTATGACTCTTGCCGATCTCCTGCCCCAGCTGACGCCTCGACTTTCCCTCATTGACTTCCTCCCAGATAAGCTGCGCAGCTATCCAGCGATGGTGGCTCGTGGTCGAGTCATTCCGCTCCGCTATCGCCTCATGCTTCCTGATTTCCGCTATCCGGTCCATTGTTCCCTCCAGAAACTTTCGTTTCCGGTAGGATACCCTCATGACGATTAAAGCGATAGAGACGAAATATGGAGGCTACCGGTTCCGCTCGCGGCTGGAAGCCCGATGGGCTGTGTTCCTTGATAATGAGGGAATTGAATGGAATTACGAGCCACAGGGCATTGAAGTCGATTCTCCACGAGGCCGTATCCGGTACCTCCCGGACTTCTGGCTAGGCACCGGCCAGTGGGCTGAGGTCAAGGGATTCCTTGACCTGGACGGGATGCGCCGCCTCCATGCCCTCGCCTGCGGTATGACGGTCTGCGGCTCCGGTAGCGATATCGTCATACTCGGCGGCATACCTAGGCCACGGAGTATCCTATGGCCAGTCCAGCTCCACTACCACGAGCGGCTCTGGGGCCTGCCATGGCGGCCGGAGCCCGGATGCCCGATGGGGAGGCCGCGCGTAGCGGTAGACGCGACATTTGAGATGGCAGACCACCTCGTGGCCGGCTTCCCGTTCGGAATCCCAGACTGGGCCATAGACGGCCTTGAGAGAGCCCGTATGGCCCGTTTCGAGTGGGGAGAGTCCGGATGACCGTGAGCCCGGTAGGACAAGCCTACCGGGCTCTACAGCCTCCGGCGATGGACCTTGGCCCAGCCGGAAGTCTCTCTACACCAAGGCCAGGGCCTGGAACCGGAGGAAGATCCGGAGTAGGTGCTGGAAGAGATGGGGCGCATCGCCATCGCAGTGGAACGCGAGCGCGAGAGCCTGAAGAATGAAGTCCCAGACGTACTCGATCATTGCTTCGCCTTTCGTCGCCTTGCCTTTGCCGGAGGCTAGCCCGGAGCCTTGCCGTTGATCCGGTCCTTGCCGGTTCGGCCGCTCCGGGCCTAGTCTCCGCTGGGGATTGCTCCGGGGCTTCCCGCTACCCTGTCCGGGCCCATTCGTCCCGGTCGGTTCGAGCCTCATCCCAAACACAACAAGTATACCCCGGAAGACAGACCGCAGTCTACCCTTCCGGGGCATCTTGTTATCCGGCCGTCAGCCGCCCAGGTTCGCAAACGGGTTGTCGCCGTTCTCGGCCCACTGCTTCGCACTGCCGGAGACCACGAGGT